GGCGTATTGAATTTTCTTGCGTGGCAGTTATTAACAAACATACGACATTCATCAGGATCTTCGATGTTGTCATTCGCCTTTGATGGAATGTAATCAGAGAATTCTTGTGATACGAATGCTTCGAAATTGAAAACGGTGTCAATTCTAGCTACGGTGGTTGATGCAGGTGCTCCAGTAATATAACCAACGATAACATAACCGTTAGGCAAGTTGCCAATGTTATAAAATTCTTGTGAGGCAGTATCAGTTGGTAAGTAGTTAACCTGCATTGTAACGCCGTTGTTAACAGCCCTTGTTTGTTTGTAAAAGCCATTTTCTATTTGGGCGAAGTTACCGTATTTTGAGTAGGCTGTTATGGCATTGCCCATAATGTCAGATCTGCATTGGTCAAAATCGACTGACATGGTGCAAAATCCTGTTGAATTTAATGATGATGAAGTAAATGTAATCCTCACAGCAGCAGATGTTAGTCTGTATCTTGTATAGAATGCGAGAGGTAATGTTTGTCCAAAATCAGTAGCGTTAAAATAAGGGCTAGAACCAGATCCAGTAAGTAAATCATTGTTATTAATCGCGCAAGACGAAATGTTAGTTGAAGCCAAGAAGAATGGTGAAAAGGCAAAAGCAACGTTTCCTTTATTATTAGTTGTTAATGTGGTGTTGCGTTGCACGCAAAATGCAGCAGTCGGGACAGGCACCGGTGAAGGTATTCTTACTTCGGAATTGTATTTGAATGGGTCAATTAACGACATAATGTATGATGAATTAATAATTTTGTTATGCCTGTGAAATGCTTCAGTAAGTTTGATGAGTTTACGAAAATCAGCTTTACCAGATAAAGCCATTTCTCGTGACCAATGAAATAGGTCAGCAATAGGAGTACCAAAGTAAGCTGCTATAATTGAATCATCGTTCTTGTAGTATAATTCAGCCAAATATTTGTCAATTATAGTCTGTATATGATTAGTGTATGAAGTTATCTCATTTGCAACTTCATTGGAATCACATTTACAAGAATCACCATATGAGGACATTTCTTTATATTGATCGTAATTATGAGAATCACCATATGCT